CTACCTGAATACCATTCAGGCCGCCGCACTGCGCGGTGATGCACGCGATAGCTTTGAGTTTGGCGGAATTGTTTGGGAGCGTTACCGGGGCAAGGTCGGCGGTGTGGCCTATGTGCCAGATGACGAAGCGCGCCTGGCACCGGAAGGGGTACCGGATCTGTTTATCTCCGCGTTCGCCCCCGCTGACTATATGGAAACGGTCAATACCCTGGGTATTCCGTACTACAGCCGCATTGAGACACTGCCGTTTGGCAAGGGCGTGGCGGGTGAAGCCCAATCCAACCCGTTGCACCTGTGCACGCGGCCGCGGGCGCTGATTCGCCTGAAGCTCTAAGCATGAGCTTTCGGGACCTGGTCGATGACATCGACAGCACCGTGTTCGACACCCTGGCTGACACTGGTTACATCGAAGGTCGCCAGGTCCTGGGCATGTTTTCTGCCCCTTGGCTTCAGCCGCAGATGGGGCGGCTGAACACAGGCCTGCGGGAGCCGCGCTTTGTCATTCGTGTGGCCGATGCCGACGGAGTGGACAAGACGCAGACGGTGCGTATTGATTTGCCGGCGCTGGACGGCGGCGGCGTTTATACCCTGGTCAATGTCGAACCCAGCGGGGATGGTCTGGTGGCACTGATATTGAGGATGCAGGCATGAGTGTTGGGAGTTACTACAAGACATCCGCCAACAGCGCGATGATCACGCTGCAGCCTTCAGCCTCCGATCTTCAGGCCTTCCAGGAATTTGCGGCACGGGTGCCGAAGGCTGCAGCAAATGCCCAGCGGCGGGCGATCAACAAGACCCTCGGATGGTTGCGCACCCAGATCGCGCGCACGGTCGGTAAGCAGGAGCGCATCGCGGTGGCTGCGGTTCGGCAACGGCTGCGTAGCTACCCGGTCAAGGGGAGCACCGGACAGGGCAAACTCTGGTTCGGTATCAACCCCATCGAAGCAAGCCGGATCGGTCGCCCTCGGCAGGGCAAGGCAGGCGTGTCGGTAGCAGGTCGTCGGTACCGGGGGGCGTTCTTCAAACGGGTTTACGGCAGTCGAGCTGATATCTGGATACGCACCGGCAGCAAGCAGTTTTCTGTCGATGATTACCCAGACACTCACGCATCCACCGGCGGAGGTCATCGCTCAGGATGGATCGCGGAAAACGACAACCGATTCCCTTTGGCGAAAGCCAAGGTTTCGCTCGAAGACGTTCGTCCGCATTTCGAGTCGTGGACCCGTCGGGCCAATGAGCGTCTGCTGGTGGTGCTCAAGCAGGAGCTGAATTTTGAACTGCAGAAATCTATGAAGGGGAGCTCGCGTGTCTGATCAACCATTCAGCCTGGATCAACTCTACAGTGCGATCGAGCAACATTTGCGCGAGGCATTGCCGGCTGTGCAGCACGTCGCGACTTGTCCGGATATCCGCGATCGGGTGGCCCTGCCGGCAGTGTTTCTTGAGCTGGCCGAGTTGGAACCAGGCCGAGACATCGGTACCGGTGAAACGACGTTGGTGGCCAAGTTCGAAGCGCGGGTGATCGTGGCGCCCGAGCAGGCCCACCATCAACAGAAGGCTGCGCACTTGGCTGCGCAAATTGCCGTGCTGCTGCGCCTGCAAAATTGGGGTTTGGCGGTCGAGCCTGCCGAGTTCATTCAGGCCTCGCAGGACTGGACCAAACCCGAGCTGGATGGTTACACCGTCTGGGTCGTGGAATGGACCCATCAGATCTACCTCGGTGAGATCGAATGGCCTTGGCCGGAGGAACCACCCGGTTCGCTGCTGTTCGCCATTCACCCGGGCGCGGTTGATCCTGACGCGCCGCTGCTGACGCCGGAGGACGCATGAGTTACGCCGGCGCCGAGCATGACCGCATGCTGGCCGGGCTGGTCAAGCCATGCTACGTGGTCGCCCTGGACCTGGCGGCGGTGCCGCCGGTGTGTCGGGTCTCGGACGGCGAATGGACCAGCGCCTGGGTGCGTTGGCACAGCCTGGCCGCTGGCAAGGCGCGGCACTGGCGAGTGCCCAGCATGAACGAGCAGGGCGCGTTGATCAGTGCCAGCGGTGACGTGTCACAAGGCACCTTTGTGCCGGGGCTGTACGGCAACGCGGGACCGGCCCCGGACACCCGCGACCATGTCGAGCGCTGGCTGTTCGACGATGGCGGTTCGCTGACCTATGACTGGCAGGCCAAGCGTTACAGCATTGTCCTGCCGAGCGGATCGGTGGAAATTGCGGTCGGCAATTCGGCCGCGACCGTGACGGATGACGCCGTGGTGGTGACGTCCGGCGCGATCGCCCTGGACGGTGACGTCACGATTTACGGTGACGTAAAGATCAACGGCGCGTTACGCGTAACGGCGGACATTTTCGGCGGCGGCTCGATCATCGACACCGCCGGCAACACGCCGAACCACCAGCACTAAAACGCAACCCTTTAACCAGCCCGCCGCGCGCGGGCTTTTTGTTACCTGGAGAACACTGTGGCCAATCCCACTCCCCCCAAGGCCGAGGCGCAAAGCCCCCGGCCGATCACCTACCAGGACACCGCGTTTACGTCGCGGACCCTGATCATGGACAGTGGCCGGCCGCATGCGGTGGCCGCCGGCCAGGTCTCGGTCAGCAGTGCCGACGCCGAGGCGCTGGCGTTTCTCGACAGCGACCCGGCTTTCCAGCGCTTGCCGGAGTAAACCCATGATCGGAATGGACCGCCAAACGGGGTTGCCAATCTCGGGCATCGAGCACTTGCGCCAGTCCATTGCCGACATCCTCGGCACGCCGCTGGGCTCGCGGGTGATGCGGCCCGAGTACGGCAGCAAGGTGCGCCGCTTCGTCGACCTGCCGGTTAACGCCGGTTGGAAAAGCGCGGTGCAGGCCGAGGCCGCCCGCGCCCTGGGGCGCTGGGAAACACGCCTGACGCTGGAAAGTATCCAGGTGATCGCGGTGCTGGATGGCCAGGTGCGCTTTCGCTTGCGCGGCACCTTCATCGATTTGCAGATTGAGACTGAGGTGGACGCATGAGCACTCTGGACCTGGCCAGCCTGCCGGCGCCGACCGTGATCGAGGTGCTGAGCTTTGAAGAGTATTACCAGCAGGCGCTGACCGAGTTTCGCGGGCTGATGGGGGCCAACTGGACCGCCGCCCTGGAGTCGGACCCGGTGGTCAAGCTCTTGGAGCGGGCGGCCTATGAAAAGCTGATGACCCGGGCCCGGATCAATGACGCGGCCAAGGCGCAATTGGTGGCCTATGCGCGGGGGACCGACTTGGATCACCTGGCGGCCAACTACAACGTCAAGCGCCTGACCGTGATCGAGGCCGACCCCACGGCCGTGCCGCCGATCGAGGCGCAGTACGAGGAAGACGATTCGCTGATGGAACGGGTGTTGCTGGCCTTCGAAGGCATGGCCGTGGCGGGGCCGAGCGGCGCCTATGAGTTTCACGCGCTGTCGGCCGATGGCCGGGTGGCCGATGCCAAGGCCAGCAGCCCGAGCCCGGCCACGGTGCTGGTGAGCATCCTCAACCGGCTCAACGGGGGCGTGGCCACCGAAGACCTGTTGAACAACATCCGCCTCGCGCTGAGCGACGAGACCATCCGCCCGGTCGGCGATCGGGTGATTGTGCAGTCGGCCGAGCTGATCGATTACGAAATTGAGGCGGTGCTGTACCTGTACCCGGGCCCGGAAAACGAACTGAGTCTGATCGAGGCCAACGCCTCAAAAAACCGCTACATCAACACCCAACGCCGTTTGGGTCGCGACATTCGGCGCTCGGCGATCCATGCCGCGCTGCATGTGTCGCGGGTGCAGCGGGTCGAGTTGATCAAGCCGGCGGCGGATGTGGTGATCGCCGATCACCAGGCGGCCAACTGCATCCGCTCGCTGGTGACGATCGGGGGCACCGATGAATGATGCCAGCCTGTTGCCGTCCAACCGCACGCCGCTGGAGCAGGCCCTGGCGCAAGTGGGCCTGGAAAATCCGGGGCTGGCGGACGTGCTGCGTGACACCAAGTCGCCGGAAAATTGCTCGGCCAACATGCTGCCCTGGCTGGCCATTGAGCGCAGCGTGGACCGCTGGGACCCGGATTGGTCGGAGGACATCAAGCGCAAGGCGGTGCGTGCGGCGTTCGAGATTCACAAGCGCAAGGGCACGATCGCGGCGCTGCGCCAGGTGGTCGAGCCGTTCGCCGACATCATCGAAATTGTCGAGTGGTGGCAACTGGAACCGATGGGGCCGCCGGGCACCTTTAGCCTGGGCCTGGCGTTGCTCGATACCGGCCTGAGCGATCGCGGCATTGCCGAGCTGG